ACGTCGATCTGGCAGGCGGTGCCAAGAACGGGACCGGCCTGCCCGGAATGGTCCGCATCCGTGGCGTCCAGACCCTTGCCCAGGGCGCTCCTACCGCGAAGACCACGGCGGCAACTCTGACCATCGCCGAGCTGCTGACCGGCATCATCACCGGCACACACGCCGCCGGCGCGACCCAGGCCTATGTCCTGCCCACCGGCACCCTGACTGACGCCGGTGTCCAGATGGCCGCGGGTGACGCCTTCGACTGGGTGCTCATCAACCTGAGCGCCGCTGCGGTCGACACGATCACCCTCACCGCCGGGACGGATCACACCATTGTTGGCAACCCCATCGTCCAGTCCGCGCACAGTTCCACGGGCGGGATCTACGGCAACAGCGCGCAGTTCCGCACCCGCAAGACGGCCGCGAACACGTTCGTGACGTATCGCATCGGCTAGTCCTCAATCCCGGGGAGGGGCTCCGGCTCCTCCCCTTTCCTCTGGAGATCACATGAGCAAGAAGTCTGGCAAGCCCACCAAGAAGATGCCCCCTCCGTTCGTCAAGGGAGGGAAGCCGGGGAAGGGCGGGAAGAAATGCTGAAACCCATCGACCCCAAGCACTTCGCCAAGGTCTGCGAAGCGCTCCTCGACTACCACGAGGCGAAGACGGCCACCAGGTTCATCGACGAGAAGACGGTCGTTCGGGCCACCTGGCGCAACAAGGTCTACCGGAACAAGAACGTCCGCCGGAAGGAGATGGTCGTGACCTTCGGCGAGCCCAACTACATCGAGCGCAACTTCATCAAGGCCTGCAAGAAGGCCGGTGAACCGTTCCCGGTGAAGAAGATCCAGTTCCGGTTCTACCCGAAGAAGAAGGGGGCGTGATGGCCAAGAAGAGCGCAGGGAAAGGCTGTGCAGTCTCCTCGTCTCCCTCCACGCGGGAATACACCTCCGTGAACGTGGAGAAGATCAGCAACGGCTACCTGGTGCGGACCACCACCAGCAAGGGCGACAAGTGGAACGAGAAGACCGAATACTGCGCCCAGAAGCCCAAGGTCACCGTCCCGGTGATCTCCAAGAAGGGGGGCAAATGATGGAATTCCCGCGATTCGTCTTCAAGGACCACGGCCCGCATCAGCGCGCCGGCGGATCCTACGACCACGCCCTCGTGGAAAGCCAGGCGGAGTTCGATGCCGCGCTCTCGGCCGGATGGTTCGCCACGCTCCCGGAGGCCATCGAGACAAAGCCGGTGATTGCGCTTCCTCCGCCTGCGCTTCCTCCGCCTGCCGACGATGAGCCGCCCACCCGCGCGGAACTGGAGGCCAAGGCCAAGGAGTTGGGCATCGAGTTCAGCCCGAACATCGGCGACAAGAAACTGGGAGAGCGCATCCGGGCTGCACTGGACGCGAAGCCGGAGGCCTAACCATGGGCTACGCCAAGAGGCAGTTTATCGAAGAGGCCTTCGGGGAGATCGGGCTGGCCTCGTACATCTTCGACCTGGATACGGACGTTCTCACGCGTGCGTTGCGCCGTCTGGACTCCATGATGGCCGAGTGGAACGGGCGCGGGATCCGGCTGGGGTATCCCATCCCGGCGTCCCCAGACGACAGCGACCTCGACGAACCGGCACTGGTGCCCGACTGGGCGAACGAAGCCATCATCCTGAATCTTGCTGTGCGGCTGGCCCCCGGGCACGGGAAGACCGTCTCGCCGCAGACCCTCTTCGCGGCCAAGAACGCCAAGGATGGCGTGATGGCCCGGTCCGCCATGCCCTCCGAAGTGCAACTCGCGGGTCTCCCGCGGGGAGCCGGCGCCAAGAGCCACGATGCGCCCTTCCTGCCGAGCCCCACTGAACCTCTCACCGCTGGCCCTGACAGCGAACTGGAGTTCCCATGACCGCCATCAATCATCTTTCCGCCGCCTCGTCCGTTTCGGCGGGGGATCACGTTCCAGTCTTCTCCACTGCCAACGGGGACACCCGGCGCGCCTCCCTCAGTGTGCTTCTGGCCTACCTGCAGGCCAACATGACGGACGCTGTGGCGGAGACTCTGGAGGCCTCTGAATATGTGAAGGTCACGGCTGTAGCTGTGGCTGCGCTCCCCGCGGCGGCAACGGCCGGGGCAGGCGCACGGGCCACCGTGACGGATTCCAACGCAACCCTCACTGCCGGGATCGGCGCCGTGGTCGCGGCAGGCGGGGCCAATGTGGTCCCAGTATTCTGCGATGGCGCAGCATGGCGAATTGGGTGAACCCGTGAACCTCCGCCCATTCTCTGGATCCCGTGGGGCCAACCGCATTATGACGGTGGGCGCGGTGTCGGCTTCTATTCCTATCGATCCATCGGCCCGGTCTATCCGGCTAGTCAACAGCGGATCCAGCATCTGCTACGTGCGGATTGGGCAGGGAGAACAGACCGCCACAAGCGCGGATGTGGCGGTCTTCGGGAATAGCGAAGTAGTGCTATCCAAGGGCGAGGGTGAGGGCACCCTGGCATTCATCTCGGCATCCGGGACCACGCTCCAGGCTCAGACGGGTTCGGGCGGAACAGTTCCCGGGTATCAAGTAGTTGATCAACTGTTTTTGACTGGAGATGGAGTCACCCAATCCGGGCAATTGGTGGATCAATTTGGGCGGACAGTGAAACCCGTTGGAGATGCCGCACTCACCCGCACGGACTGGCAGGGGACGGTGGCGCTGAGTCCGGGTGCGCGGACGAATCTTTGCCTGGGGTCACAAACCATCGGGAGCGGCCAGTGGACTAACATAAATGTTGCTGTGAGCGTATCGGGTGTGGCCCCTGACGGGTCATCCACTGGGTGCGTGCTGACGGATACCTTGCCCACGGTCGCCTATACCCAGTCTGCCTCGATGCCAGTTGCGCCAGCAACAAACATCCCTGTATCTCTATACATCAAGAGTGGAACAACAACTATCACGCAAATCAGAATTTGGGATGGTGGTGTAGGAACCATGATTGCGGACCAGAATATAAGTTGGGACGGTGACACACCTTCATTAGGTGGCATGACTGGATATACGTCAGTATCTCTAACTAAAAACACTGGTGGGTGGTATAAGTTTTCCGCATTTGTTAATTCCGGTGCGTTCACAGCTATTAGACTATTAATATACCCAGATGCAGCGACTAATTTAGGTTCTGTATCTATTTGGGGCGCCATGGCGGGTTCCACTGGGGCATATATCCCCACCACCACCGCCCCCGTCACCGTCACCGATTATACTTTAGGCGCGGGCGGGTTGATCACGCTGGGGGAGGTGCCGGTGGTCGATGCTCAACTAAAATGGTCAGGAATCGCAATTCACACATAGGAGAACGCAATGGAACTCAGACCATTTGAGGGCAACAGAGGGGCGAACCAGACCGTGAGCCCTGGCGCGGAATCTGCGTCCGTCACGGTCAATGCCGTCTCCAAGTCTGTGCGGCTGGTCAATTCGGGCGCGAACATCTGCTATGTGCGCATCGGGGCTAGCCCTCAGACCGCGTCCACGGCAGACCTTCCCGTCCGTCCGACCAGCGAAATCATCGTCTCGAAGGGAGATGGAGAAAATACCGTTGCCTACATCTCTGCGGCAGGAACCACGCTCAGCATCCAGCCCGGAGAGGGCGGAGTCTAGCGTGCAGGTCCCTATCCCATCCAACAGATTCTACGTTTACGAGCACTTGCGCGCAGACAGTGGAGATGTGTTCTATGTTGGGAAGGGAACAGGGAAACGCTGTTACACCAAAGGGAAGGCGCATCGAAACTCCTTTTGGCAGCGGGTAGTCGAGAAAGCAGGAGGCTTCAAGGTCCGGATCGTTGCCGATGGGCTTCCGGAAGACTTGGCATTCCTTGTTGAAATTGAGCGGATCTCCCAACTTCGAGCAATGGGTATCCGTTTATGCAACCTGACCGACGGGGGAGACGGTGTATCTGGATGGATTCGGACCCCTGAGTGGAAGAAGAAGGTAGGTAAAGCTCATCGCGGGAAGGTCGTCTCCCAAGAGGTGCGGGACAAAATATCGCGATCGGTCCGAGCTACTGGGTATAGGCATCCCGATGAGGTGCGGAAAAGGATGTCCCAAAAGAGGCTAGGGAACAAACCCCGGCTTGGTCAGAAACAATCCGAGGAAGAGAAGCTAAAGAGGTCGAAAAGTTTATTGGGCAACAAGAGCAGGTCTGGACAGAAGCGAAGTGAGCACGAAAGGAAACTTGTTTCGGAGGCCATGAAAGGTCGTAAACAGTCTCTTCTTGTCTGCCCTCACTGCGGAAAGAGCGGAGGGAATGCCATGCGCAGATGGCACTTCAATTCTTGCCCAAAGGCGGTGAATGAATGACTCAAGTACCTATCTTGAATGGGATCTGGACCGACGCGGCGGCCGACTTCCGGACCGCCTACCCGGTCAACATGGTTCCCATTCCTAAGGAACAGGGGATCAGCAAGGGCTGCCTCCGGCCGGCTGACGGAATCGTGTCGCTGGGGACGGGCCCTGGAACCGACCGCGGAGGGACCAACTGGAACGGCACCCTCTACCGCGTGATGGGCACCAAGCTCGTCAGCGTGAACTCCGCGGGTGCCACAACGACCATCGGAGATGTCGGCGGCACGGGTCAGGTGAGGTTCGCCCAGGGCTTCGGGCGCCTCGCCATCGCATCCGGGGGGCACCTGTTCTACTGGGACGGCGTGACGCTCTCCCAGGTGGCAGACCCGGACCTGGGCACGGTGCTGGATCTCCTGTGGGTTGATGGCTACTACATG